CTTGTGGGCTGTCAGTACCAACTCCAACTTTGTCATTTCCACCATCAACAAAAAATATATCATCTCGATTATCAGATTCAATTCGAAAATTTAAATTTAAACCGCCTTCGTTAAAAATAAAACCATTAGGACTTAATCTAATAAATTCTTGTTCACTACCTGCTAACATACCCATAATTCTAAATTGTCCATCTTCAGCACCATTTGTTTTATCACTTGCTGCACAATCAAATCTCATAAAATCAGTTTCATTACCAGCACTATCTTCACCAGAAAATAAAATATTTCCTATGATGTCATTGTCTGCTGGAGAAGCACTGTTCCTATGTAAGACTAAAACTGGACCGACATTTGCATCATCATCTGTTGATATTAGCCTAAGTGTGTCTGAGTTATCAGCAGTTGTTATTGTACTTGCAGCAGTAGCTGTAACTCCTCCATCCTTCAACGTTACACTATCTATGACTACGCCATTTGCACTGCTTTGTTCACTAATAGTGTCTACTTTAATTTCACTACTCATCCTTAGTCTCCTTTAATTCTTCTTTTAATATATTAATATAGCCTTGTTGGGCAAATCTTAGATCCTGCATATGTTTAGATACACGCACTACTTCTTCCAAAGCTGACTTAGCTTTTGTAGATATTTTAGTTTCGTCATATTCTTTGTTGTCTAGTGTAAACATTAATTACCCTCCAATGCTTCTATTCTAGTAATTAACTGCTGTATAACTGAAATATACATAGCGTCTTTTTTCCCTAGCTTTAAAGTTTTTGCCATGTGGTTTCCATCACTATCAGCATCAATTAATTTAGCATCTTCTTTATTAGAATCTATAGGAATTTGATCTGTCCAATAGTCATCTATTGCAGCAACTTCTTGTGCAATAAAACCTCTGTTATTTGTTTTACTATTATGTTCTTCTGGATTTTTCCAGTCAAAAGTTTTAGCTTGAAATTGTTTAAATTTATTAATATCGTAAGTATAGTCTGCTATATTTTCTTTTAATCTTAAATCAGAATTAGACGAAATACTTGTATCTGTTGCTGTAAGATCACCATTAGATGCAATTCTAAAACGCTCTAGTGCATTGGTATAAAAAATTTGAGCTCCTGCTTCGTAGTTAATGATTAAAGCATTTACTCCAGACAGTCCTACCAAATAACCATCATCAGTCGTCTCACCACTAGTGCTGTGTGTAAATCTCACATAAGATTGTGCATTGGCTGAATCGTGTACATTTAATTCAACTAAACCAGCGGTAGTTCCAATATTAACATAACCATTTTCGCCATTTACAAAAAAAGCATCATCTAAATTGTTAGATTCTACTCGGAAGTCTAGGTCTATTGAAGAATCATTTAAAACAATTTCATCAGGTTTTACCCTTATAGTATTAACATTAGTACCTGCTATCATTTGTTGAATTAGAAATTGTGCATCTTCACTACCATCAGATGCGTCTGAAATATTACCTCTTAAAGTAATAAATCTTGTAACTTCTCCAGCATCATTATCTGCATCAAAGTCTATTCTAGCAATGTCATCACCATCAGCAGGACTTCCTGAATCCCTTTGTAAAATTAAATTAGGTCCTTCAACAGCATCAGCATCTGTAGATTTTAATGTAAGTGTGTCTGTGTTGTCAGCAGTTGTAATTGTAACACCGTCATTAATTGTTAAAGATGTAGCTGTTACAGTTGCAAGCGTATTACCACCTACTTCTACTACTAGCGTATCGTCCGTAGCTGACGATATACTGGTATCTGCATCATCATCAAAGTCAATTTTATTATTAACTCCGTCTATTTGTATTCCTGCCATTTGTTTCTCCTTATATTACGACAACAGTAGAATTAGAGCCTACTGTAATAACTCCTGTTACACTTACTGGACCGACCATAAACATATTCTGACTGGTCAAAGTAAATGTGTTAGATATTGTGTTTGAATGTATAAATGAACCGCCAGCACTTTGCAAGGCAAACGCCCCTGCTGATGAGACTTGTAGTCTCTCTGTGCCACCAGTGTCAAATCTTATTGTGTCATCATCAGAACTTTCTTCTACTTGTATCTTCGTGTCGTTGTCTCCATCAACAACTAACTCAGATGATGAACCTTGTATGCCTAGTTCTATTTTCAAAGGTGTGCCAGTACCTGCAATAGTCTGTGTGACATTGATAGTATTAGTTGGGTTTGAAAACGCTGAAGATACAATCGTACCTTCTGTTACAGCACCAGCACTATCTGTGATACGAATAGCTCTACCTGCATAGTATGTAGCTGTTAAGTCTGTGCTTGTAGCTGTAATAGTAATTGTATCAGAGTCTGATCGTGCTACTGTGTAAGTACCATCACCGTCACCAAACTCATAGAAGCCTTCACCGATTTGGTTATACATACTACGGATGTTAGCCATAGTCTCACGTGCTGCATTGTTTACATTAGAAGGAGCCATACCTTCAGAAAAGTTTACAGTTTGCGTGTCAGTGTTGTTACCTGCGGTTGTGCTGTATTTGCCTACGCCTGTTCCTGCCATGTGTTCTCCTAATTATTTGACTATATTTGCTTTTGGTATGTTATTATTTTGTTGTTTTTTTTCAGGTTCTGTTTGTTTTTCATCAAAATTAACTAACATTTGTAAGTAATTTTGAATATGTTGTCTGGTTTCAGAATCCGAATTTGCCATAATATTTCCAAGTTTGCTGGTATGTTCAAGAACACCCTTTACACCTACTTGAGTTGCTATGTCTGTGCCTTCAGCCATCCATTTTACAAAGGCTGGGTTTTGCATTAACTTTGCACTTACTCTTGCTGAAGCTATACCGAGAGGTATTCCTACTAAAACAGTAGGGTCTAAAAAAGCACCAAAACCTGCACCTAATAAAAGTCCTTGTCCAACAATTCTGTCAGCAGTGCCTGATGGATTTTGAAAAGTTTTACCACTTTCTCTTATTACAGAAGAAACTCTTGCAATTTTATCTAAGTTTGCACGCAAAGGAGCTAGGTTTTTTCCAGAAAAAATAACGTCTTTAGCAGTGCTATTTAAACTGTTCCAATTTGTTAAAAAAGATTCACTTGAAAATCTACCAAATGTTTGTGTTATTTCACCAGAAGCCTCTTCAGCTAACGCTTGTGATGCTCTTGCTCTTCCAAGTTTGTCAATTATGGAAGACACAACGACTTGATATTGGTCATCCGTCAAACTTTTTTTCAAAGCATTCATCCTTGACGCACCTTCTTTTGCTGAATTTAACAATAATGAAACTAATCTATCTGGATCAGCAACTCTATTTAAAGGCTCTAAAAAATCGTCAATTCTAGTTATACCTGCATTATAATACTTGTTAGCTCTGTTGTAAGCATTAGCTGCTGCTTTGCCTTGTTGATTTACAACAATACCTAGATCATCTGAAAGAGCTTTGTAAATTAATTTTAATTGTGCTTTGTCAACATCTGGCACTAAATTTATTTCTGATATTTTATTTCCTATTGTTGATCTTAATTGTTTTACAGCCTCATAAGGTAAAGCACCATTTTTTGCAATGTCTGCTTGTAAATTTTCTAATACATCATTTAAAAATTGATTTTTAAAAACTTTGCTTGTTTGTTCTGCTCCAGGTATATCAGCAACCTGTGCTTCTAATTGTGCAATAGTTTTAGATAAATCTACACTTGTATTTTTCGGTATGTATTTATCTACCTGACCATAAAGTTGATTTGCTCTTGATTTAAACCTACCTAAAAAACTTGTTTGACCGTTTACGCCATGTTGTCCTATACCAAGTTTAATTGTTTTACCAGCAGTAATTGTTGAAGCTGGAGTTGCCTGTCCTATTAAATTGTTTGCAAGTCTAGTTGATTCTTTAGCAAGGTCATCTTGTGCTTGTTGTGCAATTCTAGTAATTACAGAACTACTACCTGGAAAATTACCAAGTATTAATTCCACAGTTTGAATGCCTTTATTCATAGTAGCTTGCCCTAATGTGGGTGATACACCAGCATCTGCAAAATCTTTTAATCTTTTGTATGCTTCTTTTGCTGCTTGTGGACTTTTGTATATTGTTCTGCCAACAAAATTTACTACTGGCGGTGCAATTATTTGACCACCTGCTCCAAAAGCAAAATCTGTCATTCTTTCTGAAGCTAGTTCCTGAGGCGTTCTTACTATTTCAGCACCAAATAACTTAGCTGCTAACTCAACAACCTCTGATCCTGCTGCTGTACCAAGTCCTGCACCTACTGCCATACCTGCTGGACTTGCAATCGGAGCTCCAGGTCCTGTCATTAATCCACTTGCACCTCCTATTGTTGTACCAACAGTAGCACCAACTGCTTGAGCACCTGGTCTAGCAAAATCAATATAATCTCCATAGTTAGAGACAGATTTATTGTCTAGCACAAACTGATTGCCCTGTTTGTCAGTTACTATAAAATTGTCAGGATCATTTGGATCCTGTTGAACATTGTCATAAAATTTTTGCAAAGTTGCAAATTTAGACTCAAGATTTGGCATCGCCTGAACAGCAAATCTTATTTTATAAGGCACTTCCTGAGTTGGTGTGCTTCCATAATTAGTTACACGTTGAGCTTGTATTACATTTGTCATTGAATTTGTGTTCTTCCTATCTGAAATTCCTCTCCATTAGGCATTCTGTATATGTAAGTATCATTTTTAGGGTCGTAATCTATTAACAAAGTGCCTCTAGGTACATTTATAATTTTACCATCAAGCTCAATCTTTTTTGGTCTAAAGTCAGTATCTGTAAATATCTTTTCTCCAGTCAAACCTTTTTCTACAAATATATCTGCGTAAGAAGCTCTTAATGTATCCAAACTTAGCTGGTTGCTTTGGAATAATTGTATTGCTTTTCTTCTGAAATCTTCTCTTTGAGCATCATTTAATCTTTCGCCTGTTTGCAAACGATTGTAAAGATTACGAATTTGTCCAGGCACATTTGTTGTATTAGAAATAGTTGCTTGTTCTCCCTCTCTAACAACAGATGTTGGGTCTAATATTTTCATATATGTAAAAATTAAACTCACATCACCAGCAGGTGATGGATCTTTTGTGGCAACAATAAGTTTATTAAGTTGTGTTTGTGCCTCATTAAAATTTTTAACTACATTGTTACCTGTATATTGTTTAGAATAAAAGTCTATATCTTTTCGTCTTTCTTCTGATGTATCTGGTTTAAAACCTTCTATTGGTTGTGCATAAGATGTTTGTGTAGTTTTGTTTGTAAATATTATTTGGTCTCCTACAACTTGTGCTGAAATATCAGGAGAATCTCTGCCATCAAATAAAACTCTTGGGTTGTCTGGATCTGCGAGATCAACAATCTGATTATTAACAGTTTTTATGTTGTTACTTGCTTCTGCTGTTGCTTCTACTCCTGGAAACACTCTCTCTCCTGTATCTACAAAATAATAAAAACCATCGGCAGCTTGTAATGTTTTTCTGCTATTTGCATCTTCTGTAGTATCTTTTTTTACGTTAGGTAAAACTCTTTCCCCTGTATCAGCGTAATATTTAAAACCATCTGCCCCATCAATGATGCGTCTTTCTTTATCGTTTTCTTTGATAACATTAGGAAAAACTCTTTCACCTGTGTCAACAAAATAGTTAAAACCATCTGCACCTTTTACTATTTGCCTATCTTTTTCTTCATCAGAAAATGTATCTTTCATTTGTCCTGCAAGAGTTAATGCCTCAATGGGAGATGCACCGCCAGCTAATGATAATCCAAAAGTAACTCTTGGATCTGTAATAAGACCTTGAAATCCAGATTGTTTTGGCGGTGCTAAAAAACCACCAGGCTGACTAGAAAAAAATTTTCTTGGATTTGTAAAAGGGTTAGTAAATTGATTTGACATATTACTCCTAACTTAAAAATCCTAATCCGCCTAAAATACCACCAGCAGCAGCACCAAATGGTCCTAACGCTGATCCTGCTACTGCACCTCCAAATCCACCTTGTATTGGGCTTACACCAGGTTGACTTGTAATGGAAACTGGTAAACCACTTGCAATAGGTGAAACTAAACCTGCATAGTTTTGTAATGCTTGTATTGGTGCTTGTTGACCAAATTGAAATCTTGCGATCTGATCTTGTAATTGTCTTCGTGCTAAATCTTCAAATGCAGAACCTACACCACCAAGTGATGCAATTGCAGATGTTCGTCTCAGATCCATTTGTTCTTGTAAAGGTGATAGAGTTTGTGCAGCTCTAAGTTGTCTGTCTCTTTCTTGCTGTTGTAAACCTGTAGCGATTGGTGCATAGGCTTGTGTCACTCCACGTGCAACTGCTTGTTGAGCTGCTGGACTTGTGCCAGTTCTACCCATACCACCGAATTGTGTTTGAACATTACTCAATACATCAGATGTGATGCCTTGTCTTACTTGATCTAAAAACTGATTTGATGCAGTACCACTAGCAAGATTACCTAAAGTTGTTGCAGCTTGACCTTGCAATGTTGAAGGTTGCATTTGTTCTAATGCTGCTGCTTGCTGTAAATTAAGTGCTTGTTGTGTCTGATCTGCAAACGGTACTACTGTACTGCTTGGAAAAAACTGTCTACCTACACCACTTCTGTAAATATTCTGTGCTTCGCCTAATATATCCTTTAAAAAAGGTTCCGCAGGTGCGTAAGGCTGCGTTGTTTGAGTGGTAGTTTCATTTCCGCCACTTGACATACTTATTCCTCCAATTTCTTTTCTAGTAAGTAATGGGTAATTTTATACCCTTTTTGTTTTAATAATTTAGACCATCCAGGTCTGGCATAAGTTTCAAAGTGCGTACACTTGTTATCTTTAGCCCATTTCTCAATATCGTGCAATCTGTCTTGCCAAAGTTTTCTTTGTTTTCCAGTACAAATAAATATGTTTGCAACCTTTGAGTTAGGTCTTATGATTATCTTAGTAACCACAACACCTTTTAATTTTGGTTCAGTCTCTTCATCCCAAACCAACCACAACTGATTATCACCGCTTTTACAAGCATCTAATACATCTTGTGTGTTATAATGATGACCAGAGTATGCTAATGCTTTTGTAATTGCATCATCTACTAAAGCCCAAACTGATTCTATATTTTCTTGAGGTATCTGAACAACACCAATCATGTAACCTCTAAATAACTACATACTACGTGAAGATCGTCAGCGTTTTGTGCTTGTACTTTCAACTCCTCATCTGTTGTCATTACCATCGGATGTGTCAGTAATTCTTCAGTTGTTTTCGCAGTTATGTTTTTTTCTTTAAATAAACTAAATACTGTATTGCTTGTATTCAACAGTGTAACTGTTATATGACAAGCGTTACTTGTATCATCGTTTGATACTAAGATACTTTTTACAATACTCGTTGTAGCAGCAGGTACAGTGTATAAAACTGTATCACTGGTAGATGATAAATCTACTTTGCTGTTTTTATATGTGTGTGCCATTAATCTTTATGTTTCGTTAAATTTATCATTGCTCCTGCGTTGTCTTCTAGTCTTTTCCAAAACTCATCTAGTGCGTTTGGATGTTCGCAGTTAGCACATTTACAAACCTTACAAACACCATTGTCACCGCAGTGACAATTATGATCGCAATTTATGCAAGAAACCATGCAACAACCTCTTGGTTTTCAGTGTTGTGATAAGTAATTAGTTGGTTTGCTAAGTCTTCAACAATACGCTGAAAGTCCTCAGTGCTATCAATGTACTGGTAAATGTATTCAAGGTTTTGTTTACTAGCCATTATCTACCACCATATTGACCTATACCACGTCTCCCTGCTTTTTTACCAGCAGCACCTGCTGCTGCTCTATCTCCAAGTTTGCTTCCAGTTTGACTTCGACCAGCCGCCTCTCTTCTTGCTGCTGCTGCTTGAGCATCTGTTAAAGCTCCACTTGGTCTAGCTTTTGCAGCTTCTGCAAAGAAATTAGCTCCTGCTTCATCACCAAACTGATCTCCTACTTGTTGTGCAACATCACTAATACTTGTTGGAGAAAGACCTAATACGTCTTTTGCAATATTAGTTGGTGTCTTACCTAATAATCCTGACATGAATTTGCTAACTTTATAATCCAAAGAATCCTCATCAAGTTTTGACACAGTTCCATCTGCATTAATTCTAAAACCTGTATCTCCTATAAATTGAGTGCCTACAGCTCCTAATGGTGCAGTTCCTCCACGTAAAAATTTACCAAGATTTTCTCTCCCATCTCCACCACCAGTTCTTGTTGTTGTTCTTGCCATAGCTGGAGATGTCATTGGTGCTTGAAAAAATTGATTAAATGCACCTGGATTGTATGTACCCATGTTACCAAAGTTGAATCCTGCACCTGGTGCAAGACTAAAGTTACCTGGTGTGTAAGTAGAACCACTTAAATCAGGCATTAAAAATCGGTTACCTTCAAATCTGTTTTGTGCAATAGGCTGACCAAATGGTGTGTTTATAAAATCTGATGCTTGCATTGGTGTGTAATTACCAAAAGGTGATGAGTTTGCGATATTGTCAGATAGTAAACCTGCTGATTGTTGTAATTGTTCTAAAAATGTCATCTATATCCTTCTTTTGTAGCTTCTATATCAATACCTTGTGCGTCATTCCAGGTTGTGCCTGCTGGTATTTGCATATTAAATTTAAAATATCTTGCACTCTTATGAAACGGTATTGTTCCTGTAGCGTGCATGGTAGCAACTGGTGATGTTGTAGATTGTGAATCACCCACTCTGTTGCGTGTAGTCAAAGATCCAGTAGCTGATGTTGTGTCCACAATAGGTCTAACGTGTGTTACCAGTGACCTGTTTTGCGGAAATATCTCTGTCTCTCCAGTGCCTATCTCACACTCAAGGTTTGTTCCCTCAAATGTGCCAAACTTATGATCGGTGTCAAATACACCAAACGACCTCAACCCACCTACAAATATATCACTATCTAATGGTACGTTGATAGCATCTAAGTTATTAGATCCTGTTGATGGGTAGTTGTCTAACTCATCGACAGTAAAACCTGGAGATATGTAGTTAAATATAAACTCATGCGATAATTCTGTAATAGACCATCTTTGAGTTTCATAGTTGTAGATAATAATTTTATCTGTTACACCACTTGCAGTAGATGGATATGACCAACAAACTAATTTGTTTGCATAATCTACAGCAGCTTTTACTCTTTCTCTGTGTGCAAATCTAAGATCAGATTTAAAAAATCTATCTACTTTACCATTACCGATTGGTTTTGATGAGTTGCCATCTGTAACTCTAAAACCATCTTCTGATAGGAAATATACAAGGTTACCTACTTTGATAACTGTTTTACCTTGCACTGCTCCTATGTTGTCTTCAATACGTCTGAAAGAAAATATAACATTACCACCTCTGTAGTCCATTCTGGTAATTCTGTTTTCTTGAAATATTAAACCAAACTGTCCACCTGTTACACCAGTAATTACACCGCCCTCTGGCAATGTTTCTGAGTCAGCTTGATTGACACCCTCTGTCCAAGATGTTGCACTGTTAAAAGATGACCATTGCACTTTGTTTTGTGCAGTTGGTTGAAATCCTGTAACAACAAAGTTGTTTACAACTGCTGCGTGTCGAAATGTAGGCGGTGATCCACCTAATGCAGCAAAGTCTGTGGAAGTATCAAGTGACCACGCTTGAGGTGCGTCTACACCATTAAAAGCTATAACTGTCTCACCAAACTTTACAAAATCCCAATAACCATTAGCAGCAGTATTAAATGTAGTGCCACCACTTTCATCAACTACAGAGTTTGCAAGTATTCTATAAAGTTTACTAGAATCACCTGCAAAGATACTGACATTACCAGTATCAGATGTGAAAGATGCAGCACCTTGTGCTCTGTTGTCCAAAGCATTAGCTGTTGCTTGTGTAATACTTTTAAATGGTCTGTAACTATTTACAGCAGGATATACGTTCTTGGCTTGCGTTGCACCAGGATTTAAATGATCTGGTAAATCAGGCAGCCACTCTCCAAAAGGTACTTGCATTATTTTACGTTATCAAAATTGTTTATGTTTATTCCAGACCTTTGTACTAAAGGTGTTCCGTTGTATTTATCTTTTTCGTCTGCTTCTTCGACTTGTTTCAATGCAGCTTCGTATTGTGCTTTGAACTGTGCAACAGAACCTTGATCCATGCCTCTAATGAATGTAGATGCAAAGTATAATGCACCATACAAGTAAACATCTGGATGGTTTGTCAAAATAAAATTAGTAGCTGTGCTACCATCAAGTGAATCAAGTGCTTTGTAAAAAACAAGACTTGCAGTATAGCTTGTGTCTGGCAAAGGACTAAATCTAAAGTTTGATCCTTCTATCGAATAGACCTTTGGTGTTCCTGTTTGTGATGAACCTTTAGTTTCGTACTGGTGAAACGGTGTCATAAATTGTAGTGCAATCTTTGGGTTTTGCACCAAGTGAAAACTTCTAACTTGTAAAAAACCTGTAGGTAACGCTTCTGTTTCAGAGTCAATAGTAAACGATGAAACATTTTCCATAGCTCTAATACGTAATCTACGATTAAGGTCTGCTTCTGTAAGATCAATAAAGTCATCAATTTCTGACGTAAGATCATCTCTAGCAAGAAAGTTTGCTATTGCAGTTTTTAAATTTGTGTAACTATCTAATGCCATTATAATCTTTTATCTCCTGTTCTAAAGAACATAAACTCGTTACTGTTTACCATTTCTCTAATAATCTTTTTCTGTTCGTCTTTGTGTACTTTGTACCAATTAGAGTGTCCAAACCGTTCTTTTGTTTTAATTTTTAATGCAATCAAAGGTATTTGAGCTATGCGTTGCATATCTCCTTTTTGTTCTACATTGTTTTGTGACCATTTATTTTGTTCAAGAATATTGGTTGTATTTTGTGTATTTCTT